TGTGTCTGGTGCAATCTTGATACCACCAGATGTTGTGCCTGCAATTCCTTTTTCATTGAATAAGTAATACTCTTCATACTCATCAACGATAGTTAGACCGTGAGGTGTTGGACCATCAGGTCTTTTTTTTCTTACTTCTCTAACTTTTTTGATTTTTCTAGGGTCAATGTATCTTAACTCTGTAATACCTTTTCTTGGCGATTGTCTATCAATAACTTTATGATAGTAAACTCTACCGTCAACATACCATCTTCTAAAGATGTCATGCCCTTTGGTATTAAAGTTCATTAACCTTAATACATCTTGAAATTCGTCTTCAATCTTTCTTTTAACTTCGGTTCCAAATGGGACATTATCCATTTTAAGACGAATAGCATCCTTCAATTCGTTAGCCACGACTGCTTCGTTGACAATATCCTCTATCGCCATATCACATTCGGGGTGTAATGCTATTTCTCTGTATCTTCGGATTAAATCCTGCTCTGTTTTAGCAGTACCTTCCATGTCAAGGTACTGACCAAAATAACCCCCAGCGGCGATGGTTTGTGTACCATCATCCGCTTGAGGTTGTGTAAAGCTTTGTTTTGGATCCGCCGTTTTTTTAGAACGAGTGATAGAAAATCCAAATAATTCAGCCATAATATTATTCCTTTGTGTTACTACAAGGTATTTATATACTATGTAGTAGTGTTACTTTCAAAGTATTGGTAACCAAAAGACACGGTAAATTCTTCTATCGTGTCATTATTACCAAAGTCCAATCCAATTTCACCTAGTTCAAGTGGAAACGCACCTCTTAAAGTATAAGACTTTAGAGTTGCACCGTTTCTATCTAACTGGTCAACAAATGCGTCAACTTGATAGTCAGCAGGATTTGTTAATCCTTCACCATCTGTCGCATTGTTTATACCATTTGACCATCTTTCAAAAGCATTTCTGATTTTGAAATTTGTATCATTGATAACAGTTATTGACCACTCTGCATATGTTCTATCGCCAGCAACCTTAATTTGTCTACCTCTAAAAGGCACCGTAATAGGTGTTATAGTCATAGCCGGTAAAGCAGTTACTTTACATAAGAATGCTAGCTCTTCTATTTCGCCACCAACTTGTGCGTAACCAGGAAAAGGCATTGTTACCTTAAACTGATTAGGTCTTGCGCCGCCGCCTGCAAGTTTAGCTTTGAAGTCATTAATGTTTGCCATTGTTTATTCCTCCTTAACCTGCAACTTCGTCAAAAGAGACGCCAGTTCGTGTAGCGATAAATTGAAGTGTAATGAAGTTAATGCTTCTAGCAGGTTTCACAAAGATTTCTGCTATGAATTCATTTCTATCAATTACTTCGCCTGTGTTGTTAGTTTCATCACACACTACTAAAAAGTCTGTGATACCTCGTCTACCTTGTACTTCTCTTAAAAACGGCTCTACAATGTTTCTAAAGTTAGCTCTTGTAAACTCATCATTGAATTCAAAGAGTTGGAATTTAGAAGCAGTTGATATTGCCTTTTCTAAAGTGATGAACAGTCTTCTAACATTGATTCTATCAAATGCTGAAGGAGCAGATAGTCCAGTTTTATCTCCGAATAATACAGTACCTTGTCCTGGGAATGTTGCCACAGGATTTACTCTAGCTCTGTATAATTCATCTCTTTGAGATTTTTGTGGATTAAATGCTAATTTAACTGCGCCTCTGATAATACCTCTGTTAAGACCTGCCGGTGAAAACCAGCTGTCTGCAACTAGGTCAGTTCTTGCAGCTAAACCTGCTATGTCACCATTCAACGGTACAAATCTGTAAACATCATTGTATCTGTCGTACATGTACTTGTAACCAGAATCAAATACAACATAAGAAGATGAACGGATACCGTTAAAGAATCCAATTACATTATCTTTTTGTGTATTATCGTCTGCAACATTAACAACATCACTTCTCTCTGGAGAAGCAAATACAACTGCGTCTTTTCTATTTTCTGCAATTGTAATTAAGTTATCAATGTGAGTAGCGTCACCGTTACCTGCCATGATTAGACCTACATCAACTGTTTCAGAGTCTTGAAATTTCTGATAAGCAGTTAATTTCTGACCTGTAGTAGCTGCTGAACCATCAGAACCACTTTGTAATGATACTGCACTTACAGCAGTTACATCTGTGAAAGTTGTTCCAGAAGCCGCACTACCCCAGTTTGAACCACCAGCGTTGTGATCCATCCAGTAAATGTAGTTTGATTGGTTGTAGATTACATCAGGATAGTAGTTTGTGCTACCTTGAGGTGTTTTAGCGTCTGAAGCTTTTGATACTGCTCCAAATGTTTCTAAAATCTCACCTTTTGTTCCTGAAATACCACCATCTTCGTCAATTACAACAATGTGTAACTCGTCACCAGAACCACCGTTTGCTTGTGCATATGGTGAAGTTCCTGGAGCTTTGTCAAACAAATCGTAATGTCTCCATCTTCTTCTTACTTGAGCGCCGTCAGTTATAACTGCGTGTAAACCTGAAGAGTCTGAAGCAACGAAATATGCTGGCTCGTCTTTTCTAACTATTGTTAAGTCATTAGTTGCAACACTAACAACTCTGTATTCATACTGGTCACCAAAATTTACAATGTCGCCTGCACTTATTCCTGTTCCTGATGTAACTGTAACAACTGTATCTCCAACAGCAGTTGAGCTGTCATTTACAGTTGTCTTGTTAGTTTCTTCGTAAGCAGTAGCAGATGGACATGATTCAATTTTTAAATTGTTACCATGAGCTCCAGCTGTTCTAGCCGCCCACAAACCTACAGAAGCAGAACCGTCAGCATAATTGTTTTGGTAGTCAGTAGTATTTTTTATTACAAACGCTGAACCTGATTCAGTTGCGTTTGATACAGATGAATTCTGCACACGAACAACCCTTAAAGAATTAGAGTATGCTAAAAAGTTAGCAGCAGTGAAAAATCCCTCAAAGTTTGTTGAGTTAGGTTTTCCAAATTTACTTACTAATTCTTGTTCGCTAGAGATACTAGTTATTTCGTCTAAAGGTCCTTGCGTTGCTTGAATAGCAATTGCACCTATAGATGTAGAAACAGCTGGTATAATTCTAGTAAGGTCTTTTTCCTGTACGAGAACACCTGGTGATACTTGAAATGCCATTTAGGTTTCTCCTTTTAATTAGCTAATTATTCTTAAAATATTCAAAATTCGTATTATTCATACGCCCATATTCAAATTTCAACCTTACAGATATTTATAATATACGCAAATTACACTATTGTCCTTTACGAACAACCGGATGCCACACATCTCCATATTCATCCACCGTAGGTTTTTCGTAATCAGGTATACCGTCATCTACAAAACCAAATGGCGCCATATCTTGCTCAATCAAAGCTTGTTGTTCATCATATAACATTTGTCTTGCGTTTGTATCTGTCATCTCTTTGAAAAAAGGTTGATTAGATAACCAACCAAATATTACTAAACACATCATTAAATCGTCTGTATTGCCTTCTTCAGCCTGCCATGATTGACCTCTTTTGACAAAAGTTGACATCTCTTCAACAATGTTAAAATCATTTATAAAAATTTTATCTGATTCGATAAGTGTTTTAATATTAGCACAACCTATCTTTTTAATCTGTTTGGTCATCTTAACACCAAAGCCTGCACCACGACCACTAAATCCGGCACCTAATATTTGACCTGCACGACCTCTATTTGTAGTCATTAATAGATTGTCATATTCTAATTCAAATTGTAATGCCTCTGCAATTTGTTGACCTAAATCATTTGTTTCAACTAATACATGTGCATGATTGTATGCCTTACCAACTTGGTCAATTGTGTGAGGAAACAACAAAGGTTTTATATCATTGTTTCTATATTTGGCAACCACCTTAAATGGCATTTGTGATACATCTAATACTACAAAGGCTGAATAATCTTTTGATACACCTCTTGCGACATCAACTGTAATAACATATGTTTTACCTTTGACAGGATCCTCAAATACATCTAAACCTGCGTTTGATGTTTTAGGTGTTTTAAACACCATGTTTTTAATTTTTGCTGGACTAATTAGAGTATTTACAGAACCTAAAAACTCACATTCAAACTCTTGTTGAAACTGCTCAGGTGAGGTGTTTCTAATAGTCGCTTCTTTCCATTCTTCATCTCTGCCTGGTACCTCTGACCAATGTACTTCAATTGGTACATAATCGTTTCTTTTATTTTCTGCGTCTGACCATAACTTATAAAATTGATTCATACCATAAGGTGTTGATACGATAATCATTTTAGTTTTAGTACCAGATGAAATTGTAGGATAAACAGAGCTAAAAAACATCTCTGCTATATTAGCAGGCACGAAAGCAAACTCGTCAAGAAAAATAATATTAAAAGAACCACCTCGGATTGCACTTGAAGAAGTTGCAGCTGCCACAATGGTTGATTTATTTTCTAATTCAATATTACCTTTGTTCCAGTTTATAACTCCTTGTTGCATCCACTTTGGTAAGTTTTCATATGCAAGTTGAAGTCTACCTAATATATCTCTAGCAGTAGATGATTTGTTTGCTAGAATAGCAATATTACTATTAGGATTAAATAAGGCATAATGCAATAGATATGAAATAGTAGTGGTTGATTTACCACTTTGTCTAGGTAGTTTACAAATTGTGAAACGATTGTCATGTATTGTCCTAACTATGTGTTCTTGAAAAGGGTACATATTAAAAGGTACTAGACCGTCATCAAGAGATACAATTCTTATGTACTCTCTCATAAAGTAAATAGGGTCATCAGCACACTTTTGATATTCTAAAATTTGTTCTTTAGTAAATTCAACTGGTGTGTTTACTTTTTTTAAATTCGGGTTACCTAGATATGCGTCAGTCATTTAAAACAACTCCTTCAATATGTGTATAACCCAATTGAATGGCAGCCTGCACTCTTTGACTACCTCTAAAAACTGAATATTGTTTTTCTGCATATGGTTTACCACCAACACCTTTTCTCGGTGTTAATGAATATGTATGTTTTCTAACTTCTATGGGGTTTTGCATATCTTCACCTTTAATTAATTCAGGTAAAGGCGTCATTGACTTGATATAATGGATTTTACTTATCTCCAGTATTATCTTTTTTTGGTTGTCCGCTTTCGCCTTCAATAATTTCATCTTCTTTTTTCCGATTTAACATCTTTTGTAATTCATTTGTAGAACCTACAAACAAAGCATTTTTAATGTTAGTATTAGCTGACTTTGGTAATTCTTTTAAATCTTTTAGTTTCTTTTGCAAGTCTTGTAGTTTATCTACAGTTTGTGCCACTTGACCTATTAATTGACCTGCAACTTCATATGCTCTAGGGTGTTGACCCTCTTTTGCAATATCTAATATACCCTCAATCGCCTCGTTACCTTTATCTATTAGATTGTAATAATTATCTCTACTATGAGAATAATCATTATCAATATCATCTTTTGTTTCGTCAATCTTTTTAGGTACAGGTGCCGGTTGTTGAAAGTCAGCAATCTTAACAGCAGTTGTGCTGTCTTTTTCAATACCTAAAATTTCATTTACATTATCTTCAAGTTTACTCATCTTGGTCCGTTCTCGGGTTATATCGTTTACTATCATCAAAAGTTGATATAGTTGTTGTAAATCCAAAATCGTCATCTGCGTCAGCTGATGTTGGATTTGTTTTAATTACAATTCTTTCATCTCTCGCTAATTTAGGGTCTGTATCGGCACCTAAATCTGCCTGTACTTCTTTAATAATACCTTGATTACTCATAGGTCCGTACAAATATGTTTTAGCAGTAAATTGTAAAGTATATACTACTGCTCTTCTTTGTGTAAAATCACCTGAATATGTGTCTTCATAGTTTACAGTATTTAAAATGATTGGTATGTCTCTCTTAATATCTAATTCAGGTATTACATTCATTGTAACTGTATATTCTGGTTGAAAGAATGGTAAAATTTGTTCTATAATTTGTAAACCATTTTCAGCAGTTGCTGTAAAAGAATATAAACTAAAATTAATATTATATGGTACAGGCGCTCTATTAAAATTCATAACCTTACCATCTTCACTTTGTTTAACTCTAATTGTTTTTTGCATTTTATTAATTTTTCTACTAGAGTCATAAGTCAGACCAGTAATCTCAAAACCTAATCTAGGTAAAGTAATTGCAACTTCTCTATCTTGTTGTAAGTTTGCTTGTTGTTCTAATCTAACCAAAAACTTTTCTTTTGGTGCATATGCTAAAGGCACTTTAAATCTTTTTGTTACAGCACCTGTAGATGATGTATTTTGAATTATAATATTATTAAAGATTTGACCAAAAGCAATTGTTAGCTTTCTTAATCCTTCGTTATAAAAATGTGTTCCAAACATTATTCGTCTACCTCACCAAATGGGTTTCTTTCTGTAAAGTCTAGTATATCATCCGATAAATTACCAACTGTATCATAACCTGCCTCTGCGTTTAAGTCTAAATTACTTGCATAAGGACTTTGTGTGGCAATATTATCCGTGCCTGTGTAATCTTCATTCATTAAGAAAGATGGTTGACCTGTAGAGTAATCGTGATAGTCTTCTAACATAATTGAACCACGACCAGTTAAAATCTCTTGACCGTATTCTAACTGCATACGATATTGTAAAGTATCTAAAGAATATTTGTCCTCTGTTTGGTCTAATATCTCATTGCCAGTATTAATTTGTTCATTAGCATATTCCCAACGAGTAACTTTTAATTTATAAACTGGTAAGTTGCCAAGTTGATAGAACGGCTCTTGGTCTTCTACAAATTGAATTTCAAAATATGAATTTAATAATGGTACAAAAACAATATCACCCTCATTAGGTCTGCCTTGAGCAGTTAATGTTGCCTTACTAGCAACATGTTCCTCAAATCTTCTTTTAGATAATACTAAAGTTGTATCATCTCTAATTTCTAAACCAAACTTATTAATGATTTCGTTTTCACCAGCAAAACCCTCTGTAGTTTCAAAATACATTTCAAGTAAATATGAATCATCAAATCTACTAGATGTATCCTCTCCTAAAACTAAATCTCTATTTACAAGTGTACGAGGTAGATAGTAAATATCTTGGCCATATATCTTTAGACCTTCAATAATTAAATCTTCATGTAACCTCTTTTCAGAGTCATTTCCTATGCCTCTGCCGGCTTGAAAATAGTGGTTAACTGCCATGTCATTTTATCCTATCAGCATTGCTGGATTTAATTCAAATGTGCTTCGGATTTCTTGTTCTAATTTTTCACAATCTTGTAACGCTTCTGAATAAATCTGTTGACCATTTAAAGTAACACCACCAATCATTGCTACTCCATTAAATTTAGATAGATTAGCACCCCATTGTTTTTTGAATAAAGCAGTCACATATCTTTTTAAAAATATGTCATTAAAAACATCTGTGTGTGTTGCTGGATCCATTTTTCTATAAGCTTCAATAACAATATATTCGCCTACTGCTAAATCATTTTTCCAATCCATATCAATAAACAGTCTGTTATCGTGTTGATTAAATCTTAATGGTTTTTCACCCACCAAGATATGGTCTAAAAAGTCTAAATGTCTTAATACAATATCATAGTTGATTACACTTGTTGATGAGAAGTCATACAAGTCGTTTAATCTCATTTGATATCTTACATCAAACAAATTCATGTTTGATTTATTTGAAAACGGAAATATATTGATTACTGATATAACACTTTCAGGTACAACGATAAAGTTATTACCCTCTTTCCATGATGTAGTAACACCATTCTTCGTTACACTCTCCGAAGAATCAGCAGTCATTCTTGTTTTATCAGCTTCTGTTAGTTGATACTTTAAATAGGCTCTTTGTACGCCATCATAATGATATTGTGAAAAATACTGTAATGCCTCGTCTATTCTATCTTCCAACTGGTCATCATCAGCGTTTATCTCAATTACAGGCTTACCTAATGCTCTTAAAGCATACTGTTTTAAATTCTCTCTTGTTGCTGGTTTTGCCATAATTGTCTACCTTTTCTGGTATATTTATAAGAATTATTTAATGATAGGAAAGAGATTATCTGAACAAAACAATTTAATGTCTTCCTCTGGTAAACCAAGAGATTGCATAACCCTTGGCGTATGTGGATTTTGTTGTTGATGTTCACAATAATAATTTTGCGCTTCTCTAACATCTTCCGGCTTACTATCCTCATGGAATTCTATTATTCTATCAAGGTAAAATGACAAATTGTTTTCTACTAAATGACATATTTTATTTAATTCTTCTTCTTCGGTAATGTTACCAGCAGCTATCATATGAGGACTAAAAATCTTCATTGCCCAATCAGGCAAAGGTCTAGGTTTAGATGGTTTAAAATCTTTTACTAAATCACCAAAAGCATTAACCATACGGTGTTCTTTTTTAAGTAATGGTGAGAAGTCGTGAAATGCACCCGTAACTTTATTTTTACCAGCAATAATATCCCAACCAAATATTGGTCCACCATTTGTCAATCCTGGAAAGATACAGACATGTTGCATCCATAATCCTTTTTCTTCTCTTACATCAACAACATCTACATGAGCTCGTCTTATACCTTGATTTGACCATGTTCTATTAGTCCACTTATCATTATTAAATCTTTCCATACCAGGTTCATTATATTCCTCTAAATAGAAATTTAATTTATCTATGATACGCTTACTGTTCTCTATTAGTCTTTCCCAAATCATGTAATTCTTTCATCTCCTTAAATAGTTTAGTTGCACTCTCAAAACAAAACATTGCTTCAGGTACAACAGAATGTTCATATACATTTAAATATGAATTAATAGTTTCTTTTACAATTCGTCTGTAATCTCCAACTTCTTTATGTTTAAACTTATAATATCTATTAGGACCAGGTGTCTTTTTCATAATCATTTGACCACCTGATAAATCTCCTAAATGTCGTACATAGATATGAGCATATAATTTCATTGCTTCATCTTGTATTGATTCTATATGGTCAATATATTCTTTCGTACTTTCTGTTATTTCTGGTGGCGAACCTATATCTGTCCATAAACTTCTATAATCATAATGTATATGTTCAGCTCTTAATAAACCTGGCGTATCTCTAAACAATGAATTGTGTAAACCATATTTTTCTAATACTGAATAACATTGAAATTGATTGTATAGATATGTCGCATATAATTTTTCATCTATATTACCTGACATTAATATTCTCACAAACTCTTGCCTCTCGGCATTCTTGTGATGTTCCATAGTTATTTCTTTTATATCAAGCATATAACATAACTCCTGATAATGCGATTAATAATAATGCCCAACCAGCTAACAATATACCATAGTAAGTTAGACTTGTTCCAAAATACATCTTTCCGATTGCAACGCATTTATGCATAGGTGATAATATATATCCAGCAAAGTCAACTGCAAAAAACCATGGTAGATATTGTATACCATACAGACTTGTTAAAATTACCATGATTGCACCAAATCTACTAGATGAACCTAATAT